AGGCATCCATCATCCCCATTAGAATGGATCCTCCTCAGCTTTGCGTTTACGCTTGCGCATTCGCTGCGTCTCTGGCTCAGGAAGATAGGCATCTGGCGGGCCAACGCGCAGCTCTGCCAGCGTTCCGCTGGCGTCTTTAGTGAAATTAACTTCTGAGATCAGGAGTTCTACATTGTTAAAACCGCAGATCGGGTCATAAACAATAACCCGCTGGTTAGGCTGCCATAGGCTCCCATCCCCTTGGCGCCAGCTATAAACGGTGTACGTGGTTTCATCGGTACGCGCCGCTCTCTGCCGCGCTTCAAACTCAGCCCTAGCAATACACGTAGCGCCGGTTGACTGCCCTGTTTGCTGAACGTACATAGGGCGATAGCGAGTGATCGAGGAATCGCTTGTTCTGGCACGCAACGCTGTCGTGGTGGCAACACCAAAATCGTCATCATTCCCAGCCCGCTGTCCGGCGACCTGGTACACGGAAAAACGCTCACGGATGCTCTTTTCTGTATCACATGACAGGATATTTTCACCCAAGACCAATGCCGTTACCGCTCGCGAGGCACCGACACCACCAATCACCAAGCGCCCTCTTGGGTCGTCGTAGGCCAATGCCTGCTGTTGACCGAGTATTTTGTTCAATACCTCAATGACCGTCTCACCATGGTCTGGCTGTACGCTAGGAATAGCACCCGCCGGGGCGCCGGCATTGACTACGCCTATTCCGAATGGTTTTGCCAGCGCCGCCGCAATCTGCACCAGCGATCGCCCATTAAACTGCGTAGGCTCTGCGGTGCAGTCGATTAGATCTGCGGTTAGGCTACGACCAGATATCCCCGTACTAATTGAGCGCCCATCGTAACGGACGGGTGTCGCCTCGACCCAACCGGTGATTACAAGGTCATCACCGATCAGCACCTCAACACGATCGCCATTTTTTACCCTAGGCTTCAACGTGGCTTTACCATCATCGCCTGGCCATTGGCGGGTAATTTCCACGTTAAAATCACGAGCCAGACGCTCTATACCGGCACCAATACGCACAGACGTCCATCCACCCCACTCCCGACCATTTACGCGTAACGTCACGTTGTCATTCATCGTACTGGCACCTTAAGAGCCACAGGAGGAACAAACCCAGGATGCGCCACTGCGTTGCGCTGGATAATTTCCCGCTCTCGCTCGGAATTGTCATACCAGGTGGCTGCTAAAACGATCGCAGGCGTAACCTCTGCAGGCGTTCTAACAACGGTTCGTTGTGTCTGTTCAAGACGATCTTTGATATCCGTATTCAAGTCAGTCTTTACACGCCGTAGTGCCAGGAAGATATCGTCATCCGATGCCCGCTCCATCTCCTTATCGATGGCTATATTCATCGTTTCGCGGATATCAACGAGATCATCCCACGTCACTAAGTCAGTAGTAGTTACTGATGCTGGCTGTCGCGGAGCCGTATTCAACGCAGGATGCGATACCGATGGCCATCCCGTTGTATCGTCACTCCCGGCGTGTTTCGGCGGTGCCGGAAGATTAGCCACAGCGGCTGCAGCTTCGCTGATAGCGGTGGCTCTGATAGCGCTGGTAATGTAGTTGGTTTGCTCTGTGCGGTTTTGCGTCGTAACGCCATCCGTCTTCCACACCCCACGCGGAGCCAGATCAGAACCAAGACTGATGCCAGATAATGACTTGATCATGGTGTATAGGTCAGAGGCGTTACCCGATAGTCGATTACCGGCTCGCCACATTGACTGCAGACCATCAACAAAGCCTTTCCCTGATGATGGCGGTGGCAACAGGACAGAGATATCGCCTTGCATTAGCCTGGCTGCGTCAGAAATCGCTGAATCGACCATCGACATCTTGTCACTGACAAAGGCCATGGCAGATCTCGCATTATCCAGCACGCCGTTTTGTACAAAATCAGGCATGCCATCCATACCAAACTTCTCAAAACCACGACCGATGCAATTATCCAGTGCGGAACATGACGATGTCAGCGTCTGTGCTGTTGCCGCTCCTGCCGTTGGGTATGACAGTTCGCCGGCCTCAACAAAGCGCAGATCAAACCTAACCATCCGCCCTTCTTTGGCGGATGTTCGCACCCTAATTTCACCATCCACACATACGGACATCTCGCCATAGGCTGGATGAACCAGCGTGCCAGGCCCCGGCTTGTTCAATGCTTCGATCAGCCGATCGCGCTGCTCAAAGCAATCATCCCCTACCACATACGCAGTAAGTATTGGCCTCAGCGTTACCTTTCCAAGATCCTCCGAGTAGGGTTTATCTCTATTTGGATATTCATGCGTTTCCGTACGGCGCCCTACCGGTGCTTCCTCATCCTCGACCTTGAACGTAACGCCTCGAAATGACGCGTCATGTAATCTATCTTTCCACGTCATATAATCTCCGGACACAAAAAAGCCCACCGAGGTGGGCATGAAATAAGCGGTTACAGAGTGATTTTACCCTGCTATTTTTCTGGCTAAATGAGCCTGCAACTTATAGATATTAGCACCCTTACTAAACTGTTTTTTAATCGGGTCAGCAATACCTGAAATCCATATCTTCATTTCAGCATCAAGATCAAGATGACCCGCTGTCTCAATAGAGAAATTTGTTACAGACTTATAAGGAATTGATCTATATTCAACTTTCTTACCAGTAACACCTTGCTTATCGATAAAAATCAATCTTATATTTGTTAATATAATTTGATCACGAATAAGTTTATACGCGAGCTCTACCCTTTCATCCTCACCCAATACTACGCCCAACTCCTGTTGCGCCTCAGAGACACTAATTTCTCCAGCATTACCCATAATGGCATTTAACAAACCCATAATTCCCCCTTCCATTGATAGAGTCAAATCGTGATGGTTAGGTTATATCCTGTTATGTTATCTGCCAATACGAGTATTGGTTCTGCATCGTGATTTGCATCAATCTAGCCGACTTTAGTCTACTCAAATGCCATGACCACACGGCACGATCAAATCACCAGGCCCGCCGCCCAACCGGACTCATCCATGTAACACCAACATCTGACTTAAGGTTTACCCCTGTAGAGCGGCTATCTGCAACCCTCATTCCCGGCGGTGCATCCTCAAACTTCACAGTAATCTCCCCTTCTGGCTTCTTCTGCTGAGATTGATTGATCTGGTACTGGCTGTATCCATAGCCGCCATAACCACCAACACCAATACCGCTACCATTCCCCCATGAGGATGATTTCATGGAGTTCGCAGTAGAGCTTGCGCCATCGGTAAACCAACTGATAATCGGACGTAATTTGTCCCACATGTCCTGAAACCATTGGACAATTGGTCCCCAATTATTAATCACCAGTCCTAACGGTGACCAGGCAAAGACTTTCTTAAAAATCTCCCAACCAGTTTCGAAGTAGGGACAAATTGTATCCCATAGATTCTTGAACCACGGCCCTATGCTTTCCCAGTTTGAGATAATGAGGCCAGCAGCCATTGCAATCCCTGTCACAATAAGCCCAATAGGAGACATAGCCATGATTCTGCTAGCGATTCCGATCGCTCCACTAACGCCCATAAATCCTATTTTCACGGCAGCCAATCCAGCGGCGAGTCCGAAGGCGCCCCGGATGACCTCTGGATTTTTCTCGGCAAACAAGGAAAACCGTTCGGCTAAGTCACCCAGCCAAGATGTAACTCGCTTTAAGTCACCAGAAAATGCCCCCCCAATCGCTGCAAGACCATTTGTCGCAGTACCTGTCATCGCCTCCCATAAGTTGGTTAGCGTTCCTAGTTGAGCATCAACGCGCTTATTCAGACTTGCCTGGCGCTGCATTCGTTGTTGGATCTGGTCATAACCTGACTTGCCTTTCTCAATAAGAGCATTAACAACCTGCATTGTTTCAGCGTCATCGCCAAATATTTGTTTGATTATTGTCGTTTTCTGCTTTGATGTAAGGGATTGCAACTTCTGCAATTGTTCGAACAAGTTATCCAGCCCGCCGAACTCTCCTTTACCATTTGTAAAATCGAGCTTGATCCCCTTTCGGCCAAGCAACTTATTCGCTGCTGACATTTTCTTACCATCAAAGCCAGCCTGAAAAACTTTACGCAAAGCGTTACCAGACGCCTCGCCTTGCATCCCCATCTGATCCATCATAATACTGATAGGGGCAAGGCTTTTAGCTGCTTCAAGGCCATCCTTATTAACCATTTTGAGCACAGAGCTAGTCTTAGAGAAAAACGACAGCATGTTGGTATCGTCAACCCCAAGATAAAATGCCTTCTGAATCGTGTCGAATAGACCCATCATGTCATCCGATGCGGTCCCTGTGGCATCCTGCATTTTTGCAGCGAATTCAGCAGCTGCCTCCGGCGTCTTCTTCAACTGCACGGCGAGATACGCCGTTGCTTTCCCTACCCCCCCAAGAATATTCTCAACTGGAACACCTTGGCGAACCAGCATTTGCATCATATTTTGGAAATCGGCAGTCGTACCAGGAAGTTTATTGCCCAACCCAACGGCCAGCTTGTTGATTCCGTCAAAACTTGCCCCAACTTCGCCATTAGCCTGCATCATTGCGACCTTAAGCCCCATCGCTGCGTTCTCCTGATCCGCGTAGGCTTTTGCCGACAGCGTTAATCCGGCAGCGATCCCGCCAGCAATGACTAGCCCCCCTTTAGATGCATCTTCCGCCTGTCGTTTAAAGCCGCGCAGGTTTTTCTGCATCTTGGTTAACGCGGGGCTTAATTTATCAACCCCGGTAATCAACGCTTTCAACTCAAACTCAGCCACGGCTACTCCTCTCTTTTTCGATCCTGTTTGCCTGACCTACCAAAAGCGGAATATCGCTAATTTGTCGATCGAGCATCTCAAAGGGGTTAATGCGCCAGTAGCTGGCGCAATCGAAAAAACGGTCAACAAGGTAGTCGGCCGTTAGGCCTTGAGGAAAAAACCGGCTACCAACCATCCGGCAGAATTTAGATCACTCGGTGACATCTGATCCACGGTGCTAAGTGGCACACTGGCCAGCCTAACAATATATTTAGCGATGACGGATGACAGCAGTTTAATGGATTCGTCCTGATTCATCTGATATGGGTAACCCAACTCACGGACGTCTTTCCCTGTCGGATCATTAAACTCCAGGACGCTGATAGTTTCACCGTGCGCACTCACCGGGCATTGAAGCTCAAGCTCTTTCATTACTGATACCCCCCTTCTGCGCCGTGAAACTCGACATCGACAGTACCCTCTTCCGCATTGTGGTTAGCCTCACCATGAAGCCATGCAGACGAGAGAACATAAATCTGACCATTTGCCAGTTCGGCAGTAATGGTCATATCATCCGAAGACTTGATCTTATCTACTGGAAAATCTTTCGGCACTTTCAGAGAACCTTTGATATGGGGAGCTCGATGCGTTTCCTTATAGTCATTGCTACCATCCATACCAGTAACGTCGTCCCTAACGTTCGTGTTCATCGGAACCTCAATTCCACCGGTCAGCGAAAGTTGCTGCCCATCAACCTTGAAATAACAAGTGCCACCAATACGGGCCATTATGCTGTCTCCTCTGTATACTGAGTGCGGAACTGGTTAACCACAGCGAAAACACGTAGCTGGTTAACGTAGTCCGGCGGGAACAGGGTGTTAATACGGTTGGGATCATTGGCATCTCGCTCAACAATCAGATATTTTTTGAACAAGTCGTAGTTTTCTACGATCCCAGAACGCTCCAGTTGGCGATAAATCGTCAGCAGCTCACCCTTAATAACGGCGGGCGTAACAATCGCCTGGCCAGGGCCAAAGCGGGTGCCATCATTGGCGACCTTATGGCGCCCGTACTTACTGGTGATGACCGATTTTAAACGGCGCAGGACATAGGCGCTGGTATGCAGCGTCTCACTATCGAGATAGCTGTTGTCTTTCACACCGTAGGCGTTTTTCTTATAGGTCGTCACATCACGCTGAATGCGCAACACACCGCCCTCGACATAGGCTGTCGCCACACCGTGAGACAGAAGTGACTGCTGCTCCGTTGTTATAAAGCGCTTACCCTTCGGCGCCGGGAGCATGCCGATCAGCTCCCCTGTCTGCGTCGGCCTTGCCGGATCATTACGAATGAAGACGGCGTCGCGTGCGGTGCGGCTGGCCGCTAATTCATCCGCAGGGGCCTGCATATCGCTTTCATAACCGGCAAGCGTAATGTGTTGCTGGTTTAGCTGATCGCCGGCAGACACCAGATCGGATAGCGTTCCGATTTTCGCCGTGTAGACATGGCCATACAGCTGACGCGCATAGCTCCAACGCCCGCTGGTATCGTTCATCTCTGTAGCCAGCGTGGTGAGAGAGGCCGTATCGTTGAACGGGTGACCGATATAATCAAACGGCTCATCGGCCATCGCTGCAATCGCTCCAGTCAGCACCGGCGCGCCAGAGCCTTTAGTGCCAGCAGAAATAGCAATTTGAACCCCTGCCGGTAACACCTCACCACTGCCAAACCCGTAGTAGTTCACCGTAACGGGGATTTCATTTCCACACAGGCCCTTATGGCGAGCGGTCAGCGTAACGACACCGGCTGCAGCGGTTGCCGTAAACGGCAGGGTAACATCTGCGGCGACCGCGTCTTTGATACTGCTAGCGACCGCGGCGACATCATCGCCATTGGTCACCGCCGCTTGTACGCGGGAATTACCGATATACAAAGAAATCGTGCCCGTCTCAGTAGCCGCGCCGGTTACCGTCAGCGTCACTGTCGCCTGCGTTCCCGTAGGTTCAGGCACCGCGATGACATACAGCTCGCCAAACGGATCAGTCTTTCGATACGCCTGTACCATCCGAGCCAACTGGCTACCGGGTCCACAAATCTGACGGGCGTAATCGGCCGATGGCATCAGCACCAGGCTATTAGGCGTAATGGCCGCCCCCGTGTTCGCATACCCCAGCAAGAGCGACGCCCCGCTATCTTGGGCTGTATTAGCCGCAGAGTTATCCATTTCAGCATAAAACAGCGGCAC